GTAGATCCTGAAATTCCTGATCAAACTAAGCAAGTAAAAAAACCAAAATATGATGAAGGAAATACTTATTACAAAATGGCTGTCTACTTTCATGAGAAAGTTTCTGCAGTTGCAAATGAGGCTGGCATATCTCATTTAATCAAGAAATCCAATATGCAGTCTTGGGCTGATGATATGCGAAAGCTAATTGAAATAGATCAAGTGGATAAGCACTTGGCCAAACAAGTCATGGATTGGGTAACGCAGGATTCTTTTTGGCGCACCAATGTTTTATCAGCAAAAAAACTTAGAGATAAGTTTGTAGAACTAGCAATAAAAATGAATGCTGATAAGAAACCTGTTCAACCGAAACAAAAGCCTCAATATGATCCGAGAGATAAAGAAATAGAGTTCCAACGCTGGATTCAAGACGGGAATGATCCAAATGACTTTGATTGGAGCAACTGATTACGAACTTGATGCGGAAAAATCGGTGCTAGGCGCAATCTTTCTTGAACCAAGTGTGATTGATGACATTGTTTTTCTTGAATCAAGGGACTTCATTAGCGCGCGTCACCAACAGATTTATAGAGTAATGAAATGGCTAGATAATAAAAATCAGCCTATCGATATTACTACTGTTACTGAGCTGTACATGCAGCATAACAAAATGGACGAAGTAAGCATTTCTTATTTGGCTGAATTAGCCGTTTCCTGTCCTACTGCTGCAAATGTCGTGTCATATGCCAATATTGTTCGATCAAGGGCTATTCGAAGACGAGGAACAGATATAGGGCAAAAAATTATGAACCTAGTACATGAAGATTTTGAGACTGACGATGATTATTTTGCTGAAATCGAAAAACTAGCCTCAGAAGTAAGGCCCCAAGATGATGGCAAGATGCAAAGTTTAAAAGAGTCACGTCATGGATATTTTGCACATCTTTTGAAACGAGCTGAATTTATACCTACTGGATTCAAACACTATGACAAATGGGCGCATGGTCTTTGGAGAGGTTGGTTGTTCGTTAGTGCTGGACGTCCTAGTGTTGGTAAAACAGCAATGCTTCTCCAAAGAATTATGGGTGTGGCCAAGAGTGGTCCAGTATTAATTTGGTCACAAGAAATGGACAAGTACCAATTGTTTGATCGGATGATTTCAAATTCAACAGGCATTCAATACGGCCGCATAAAAAATAAGGACTTAAAGCCTGATGAATTAGGAGTCATTGAGTTTGCTTATAAAGAGTTAGAAAAGTTACCAATCTTTGTCCAGGATTCATCAGGTGTAACAATCGAGGAAGTAAGGGCTACAGCAAGGCGTTTTAAAAAGCGATATGGACAAATTGCAATGATTGCGGTGGATTATCTGCAGATTATGAAGATTCCCCAACGTAAAAATGAGACCAGGGCGCAGGCTATTGGAAATGTAACCACTACTGCCAAGCAAATAGCCAGGGACATGAATTGTTGCTTCATGATGTTATCGCAAATGACTAGAGAAAGCGACAATGTTAAAAAGCCACAGCTGTCACACTTAAAAGAATCATCATCCATTGAACAAGATGCAGATGTTGTTGAATTTTTATGGCATGATCCAGCTGACAAAATGCCACAAGGTAAGGTCATTCAACAGTTTTTTGCAAAAGGCAGAGACATTGGAATAAATGAATTTAAGTTGTTATTTATGGGCTGGAAACAGAAGTTTATTGAACTGGATAAGTAGTAGAAAATGATTTGTTTAGAGCTAAAATGGAGGAGTAGTTATGAAAATTGAAATTAATGTTCAAGACGCACATTTAAAAGCAGAGGAAATTCAAGAAAACCATGTAACGAGTATTATTGAAGGATTCTTTGGAGTGCTAGGAGTTTTAAAACAGAACGAATATAATGTCAGCGTTTCTAAGCCAAAAAATAAACCCTTAATAAATTTTGGTGAAGCTCCACCTGATTATGTTCCGTTTCAAAATGTTAAAACTTCTGCAGTTGTAGTTCCTCCAAAAATTGAAAAAGAAAGAAATCAGCAAAAATCGAAGGTGCTTCCAAAGATAAACGCTGAACGTACTCTTGCTGCTCCAATTAGTGAAGTGGCCAAAATTAATTGTGCTTCTGACAGTGAGTCACCTCACTTTGGTACCAAAGAGTTTGAAGATGGTCAAATCAAGTACCAATGTAAATATTGGTGTGATTGTGGACACACAGGGAAACGCTGGGTATCTAGAGATACTGTGTATGCACACTGTCATGAATGCAATTCGAAACTTATAGTAGAACCTGCAACGCCTGAATTCCGAGAAGATGGCCTTCCTGTACAAGATAATTTTAATAATTTTTTCATCGCTCGTGAAGTAGAGGGAGAATGATACAAAATAAAAGATTTGGAGGATCATTATGAGATTCATAGGCCTAGATCCATCAACTCAAACAGGGTTTGTTGCACTAGATGAAAGTGGCCAGGTACTTAGAGCCAAAGAATTAACAGGCATAGGTGATAAAGATCCTTATCGAATGATTACCCTTATTGACGAGGTTATGGCCCATATGCGAAAGGGAGACATCATTACAATTGAGGGATTTGGTTTTGCAACACAGCAGGGCATCCAGCTTGGCGGAATTGGTTGGGGTATGCGAATGTCTCTAACTAGACGAGGCTTTAAATACTATGAAGTGGCACCTAATGCTGTTAAAAAATTTGTAGGTGTAACAGGCTTCACAGGCGAAGTAGGGAATAAAAAGCGCCTTACTGGTCCAGAGAAGAAAAAAGTCGTTATGAAAGCTGTTAAAGATCATTTTGGCTTCTCACATAAAAGCGACAATGTTGTAGATGCATATATTTTAGCTCAAATTGCAAGAATCATGTACCAGTTTAATAGACCTGATTTTATTGGTTGTCCTGTCTATCAAGCAGAGGTAGTTAAATCGATATTAGGAAATAAAACAATTGAAATGGAGAGTGTGAAGAATGGCTAAAGTTGAATTAAATGTCCTTTTTAAAAAGATACAAAAGGATGATAAAAAAGAAGTTTTAGAATTTCATATCTTGGGTGATGATGTTCAATATAAATCTGAATTAATTGGTATGGCAGGCAGCATTGTAATACTTGAACTTGGTGATGTTAAATTATCTGCAGAGATGAAATCAATTCAGCGCGATAGCAAGAAAGTCGTGCTAAAATTTGAAGCCAAAGGCGATAGTGAGGAAAAGACTATCAAACTTTATCCAAAAGCAGGCTTTAATGTGAAGCTTTCTCTTGAACAAAGCCAAATGAGCATTGAAGAATTTGAGGAACAGCATGAGGGTATCGAATATCAGGTTGATGGAGATGGTAGCGTATCAGTAGCACCTGATCAAATGACCATTGAAGATGTCAATGAGACAGAAAATGATGATGATTTACTAGATTGATACTAATTGCCCTGGTAGATGCCAGGGTATCTTTCTTGTAGAAGGGGGAAATCTGTTTTGGATTTTGAATTGCCTGAATTAGATAGAAAAGCAACGCAAGCAGCTGTCGAGCGAGAATTAGAAAAATACCGCATTTTTAAACATTTAACTTTTGAAGAAAAAGAAGCAGCTACAACATCACATATTAATGACATTGGTGGAGGGAAAGGCAATTTAACAAGTGACCAAACAGGCTCAGTGGCCATTTACAACGTTGATGAAAAGAGTGCAAGACGTAAATATTGTGAGCGTATAGAACGTGCTGTAAAAAGGCTACCACCAATGGAAAGATTCTTGATTGAAACAAGATACATGGCTGATGATGCCGAATACTTAACAGATATGAAAGT